TACATTCGTGTTGACAAACGTGATTCTCTTTTTCTGTGCGCCGAGGTTTTCCCGCGCCGCGTCTGCCGTAACGGCGTCCGTGCCGCCGGCGGCTATCGGCAGCGTACCGGCTTTAAGCGCGCCGCCCTCGCCGGTGAATACGGCCTTGTTTGCGTCTGCTCCTATTTTGCCATCGTTGGTAATTGCGCCGTGGGTGTGATCACCCGCCGTGTCTCCAGCATTTTTTGCCGCATCAGCGTTAGCTTTCATTTGCGCATCTATTTTGCTAAAGTTACCGTTAAAGTCGCCCACGTCATAATTATCATTATTCGCCGGCAACGTGAGTCCGTAGTTCGTAGTTTGTGTCGCCATTTATACCTCCAAATTATTGCGGATATAGTCGTGTGTATAGCTTGCAAGCTGAGCATGCGTATACGGTTTCCCTTTTATCTCGCCATGAGTAACGTATGTATACACATACTCAACCGCAAGATGCGCAGGCTTAATTTTTTCCACCGCCGCTTTGAGCTTATCCATTTGCGCCGGTATGCCGCGCGTTGATACAAAAGCAATGGTAAACTTGTAATCCGCATAGTATTCCGTTACTGTTACATTGCCGTTTGCGTAGCTCTCCGCCACGCTTTTGAGCATGGCAACCGTTGTAGTGCCGGCGCTGCGCATTTTGGCTATCAGGTTTTCACGCCTGTGTTGAGCGGATAAGCTTAAATCGGTATCTATGCCATATGCTCTTTCCCACAGTTCAAGGCCGTCAAGTGCCGCAGCCGCAAAGGAGTTGTCGAACATGGCATCTCCAGCTTCCCACAGTTTTTCAAGCGCATGCCGAATGCCTTGCTGCAAGTCTTTCACTTGCTCACTTTCGCCGTATATCGTCAGCTTATTTATCAGATTTTGCACTTAGCGTCACCGTCCCCAGCACCGGCACCTCATTCGTCTGCAAAGACACGGCGGACATGCCGTTATTCACCTTTAGTCCGCTGTAGTCATTTACGCCCGGTATCGCAAGCAGCAGATAACCTATTTTGTTGTATGATACGCTGCTCAATTCAAATGCTATGCCCTGCAAATACTCTCTTACAGCCGTTTCAAACTCCTTTTTTATTGCATCCAGCGTTGTATCAGCCGATATTTCAACCGTTGCAGAAACGTTTATGTTCTTCGCGGCAGCAGACACAACCGTTACATCTGCACCAATAGGCCGGCATGCTTCTATATGCGACTGGACAGCCGTTATTATATCCGCCGAAACTGCGCCCATATCCGGACTTGCCAGCACAACCTTGACTGTTCCGGCGCCATTCCATAGCGGCAAAACCTTAGCAGCGCCTACCCCGTCCACTTCCATAGCCCAAAGACGGTAGTGATATGCGTTGCCTGATGTTGCCGGCATTTGTAAACGCATCAATATACGGTTTCGTAGCGCTTCATCTGATTCATCATCGCTCCCTCCTACTGCCGCAACGTTATTCGTTATGCTGCTTACTCCTTCTATATTTGTAAACAAATACGATATTTTCCCTGCTGCAACGTTATATTGCGCTCCCGCCTTTTCAGCGGTAGCGGGTATAGCAGTTTCACCTTCCGCAATAGTAGCCTCTTCGTCGGTGACAAACATAAGCCCATCCGTGGTAAGCATCCTTGTGCCGGCCGGTATGTTCGTTCCATCCACACCTGTAACAGTAATAGATACAGCTGCTTTTGTCCCCGCCTTGCGGCTTATACCATATTCAGCCGCACGCAATTCAAGGTATTCACCTTCGTTGGTTTGCAGTAGGAATGTTTGCATTGCATAGTCTATCGTGGCATATATCTTAGCCATTTCAACGCTTGCAGCAGCAGCCATATCAGCCGCAAATGAACCTTCTATCTTGGATACGCTACCCCCATAGTTAGCCAGTATTGCTTCACGTATGGCGTTCTTATCCATATTTTCATACATTGTAGTTCACCTCTATATCCGCATTGCCATATGACGTTATCGCCGTGCATCGTATCGTAAGCATGCTGCCATCAAATCCCGCATAAGCATTGGCTATGCCTGATATATCGGAATGCTGTATAAGGCATTCTCGTACATATCTCACTGCTTCTGCCTCCTTAACCTCGCGTATCCATTGCTGCCCCGCAAGCGTCATTATTTCGCACCCATAGTTCCAGCTATAAATATCGTTCAGAAATCGCTCTGTATGCAGCGCACGCCACGCCCAACTTTTCACCGCCTCAAGCCCGCTAACTATCTCCGGTTCTCCGTTTGCACTAAAGCGTGGCATATTTGCAGCATAATCCCAAGCTATATCACGGTATTCAGTGCCATCAGTCTGTTCCGCTATGTGTAATGCCGGCTGAATAAACGGATATATATTAGCCATTTGCCGCCACCACCTTGCATATGACATAGTAAGCCTGCATATCTGTACTCGGTACTATAAGCACCATATCGCCCTCGCTAAGCCCCATTTTCTCGGTTATAGCTTCATTCTTGGCAATCGTGTTGGCATTGGCCTGTACTGTCCCGTTGACGGCATAAGCGGGCATTTTAAGCGTTATTTCCCGTTTATAATCCTTCATCAGCTCAGCATTTATATACAATGCTTCTCCGTCTATATCCATGCCAGCGCAGCTTATCACAAGAGGGGTAGTGCTTTTTACGGTTCCCGTCATACAGCCGCCGCTTTTAGGCCCATTCTCCCCTGCCGTCTTCCCCATCATCTCGGCCATGCCAAGATATGGATTTTCATTCTTTTCCATATATATTTATTTTCCCTGCTTCATATTGGAACCATATAAATAATCCCAAGGTTCACTCTGAGTTTTCTTCTTGTTGTTCCCCTTGGATATTGCCTCGCCTGCGGCCTTGGCGTCTATCGTAGCTTTCCATGCGAGCGTAAGCTTATTTGTATATAGGCCATTTTTCCACGTATGCATATCTGACGCAATATAGAATTTACCATACAAGCCTGTGAACGGCTCATATACAAAAACAGCATTGCCCGATATACACTCGGCATTGCCTACATTCGTTACCGTTGCATTGCGTTTGAGTGCATTCTTTCGTATCATTTCATTCGCGGCCGCTATCGATTCTGCCCGCGATGATGATTCGATTATTATCTCGCGCATCACTCCCATTGTCGTATCGCCCGTAACGGTTTGCTTCAATTTACCACTCGTATCATATATAGCGACTTGATTTGTTATATTCTCGCCAGATTCACTGTAGGATGCATCCATAAGGTTTTCACCGCCGCGTATTACAGCCGCAATATATGCGCCCTTTTCTATCACGCTTACAGCATCGCCATCTACACGCAACATATACGCATTGCCATTTTGCGCAGCAGCCAAAGCATAGCCCGTCATTACCGCTTCGTATAGCGTCACGTTCATAAAATATCTGCTAAAGGTATACCCCGTAGGCACAAGTGTGCCTACGTTCATTCCGTTCGCAGTCAGAAATGCTTCTGCAGCCGCCTCGGCTGTCATATTCTTAATTTTCTGGACTATCTTGTTCCGTTTAACGTATATTCCGCAATCCTTAGCAGTTATAGTAATTGTGCTGCTCGCCGTAGACCTTTGCACGGACGTAATAATGCCGCTAAAGCTTTGCCCGTCTGCCTCAAATGCAATCATATCGCCCGCATTCATCGGTACAGCCGGTATGTTGCTATCAGTAGGCGATTGTACTATATTGGCGCTCAATGTGCGCGCGCATTCCTTCTCGCTGCCACTCGTAGTTATAGTAGTTGCAAGCTGTGTAACATCAATATCGTTTATTCTCAGTTTCATTGTCTTATACTCGGTAGCCGCAGCGCATTACGTCTGCTGTATATATTGTTCATATCATTTGCACTGGCAATAAATTTTGCCTTATTCTTGTCGCCATAAACCTTATCCGCCACAATAAAAAGGTTCTCTCCCTTTTCAGGCGTATATACATCCGGCAGTTTTGGATAACGGTCTATCGAGCGCCCGGAAGATGCGCTCACATGGCAATATTCAGCCATTCTCAGCGTGTAATACACATCTCCGCTGCCGTCCTTCTCACCGTAGCTTATACTCTCTATAAGCACCGGCATGTTAACGTCGGACCCTGTAACAAGCCAGCGCACTACCTTGCGTGACGCTGCCCATTCCTTGAACTTTGCTACAAGCGCATACGGGGTTATATCATCGGTTACAGCGAAGCTATATCGATTTGCGGGAAATATGCCGGATATGCTTATACTATCAAGCGTTGGGTATCCGGCTATGCGTATATCGCCAATGGCATGGATATTTATAGTTTCTATTCGTATGCCGCTGCTTACCTCAAACGCTTCCGGCGTAATCGGTAAAATAAGACTTCCGTCAAAGCAAAACTTAGCTATGCTCATACAAGGCTCACCTCTCCTATATATCCTGATTTGGCATCCGCTATTTTATGGTATAGTTCCGTAGCAATCCGGTCTATGTCGGCATCTTCGCGTACCATAAACTGATTCCCGCTTATGATTATCTGCCCGCCACCGGCGCTATCCTGTGCGCGGGCCTGTGCAGCTGTAAGCACCCTTTCGCCTTCGTGCAGCGTGGCGGAAAATCCATCGTATGGCACGCGGTCAATGCCGTAAGCGCGGCGGCTGCGGCGGCTGCTGCGCCCCGCCGTCTTATTGCGATTCCCGTACATTGCCCGTTTTGTTCGCTCAGAAACGGCGGCCCAATTAACACTGTTGTCGCCTCCCAGTCCACTATTATCTATTCTTGCAGCAATAAGCCCCTTGTCAAATTCCAAGCCAAGCGAATAACCCGCATCATAATACGCATCTGCCATTTCGGTACGTATCTTGCTTATAAGCTCCTTGTCGGCTTCAAGTTGGCGTTGATATCTATCATTCTGATAGTAATCCGCTTGTGCTTTTGCGCGTGCTTCTTCTATCATGCGCCCCTTGTTAATGTCATCCGCCCCTGCAAATTCATCAGAGTTCATAACATCATCAAGTGCTTCACGCAGAAGCCGTTCTTTTTCGTTTTCAAGACTTGCTTGCCATTCGCCAACGAGGCGGTTGGCTTCTTTCATTTTGTCACCAGAATCACCAGAAAGCCAATCTACTTCAGCCTGTATGCCAAGTTTGCGCTGCTCGTTATAGCCTTCGCCCATAGCAACATCCATTTCATCCTGCATGCCTTGCAGTGTAGATGTCAAGCCGGCATAAGTTTTTGCCTGTTTCTCCATGCTGCCGGCAAAATCGGCGCCCATATAATCCGCTAATGCTGCCGCTGCCTTTTCGCCCGGCACAAGTCCTTTGCTTACCATCTCCTGCACTTCTTTGTTCGTCTTGCCGGATGCCGCTGCAAGATAGTCCCATACGGGTATGCCTCGCTCGAGTAGTGGATTAAGGTATTCCATAGTCACCTTGCCAGTTGACTTCATGCGGCCCAAATATGTCGCTATTGCAGACATGCCAGATTGGTCCAAGCCAAGTGCCGCGCCTGCATCTCCTATCTTTTGCATTGTAGGCAGCAACTCGTTTACTTCATATCCGTATGTTTTCAGCACCTTACTCATACTGGTGAGGTCATCGAACATAAACGGTGTCTTATTGGCAAAATCAGTTACATTCTGTATGAATCCATCCGCTTCTTTCTCGTCTCCAAACAACGTAGCAAACGACATGCGAGATGCTTCTCGATTTGCAGCTAAGCTTGAGCCGTTATCAAGTGCTTCTGCCTGTGTCTGTTTAATATCGTTATAAGTATCCTCCACAACAGACTTGAACGCATCGTCTTTCGAGCTAAACTGCTGCGTGAATGCCTTGATAGCACCTGCGCCAGCACCCACGGCCGCACCTACGGCCGTGCCAATTCCGGGTACAACCGAACCAAGGGCGGCGCCGGATGCGGCACCGCCTGCTATTGATGTTATCCAGTTGCCAATCTGTTCGCCTGCCGCCGAAGTCACAAGCGTTCCCGCGAGTTCCCCACCGGCGCTGCTAAGCATGTTAAAGAGTCCTGCTTTAGAGAGCTGAGACAGTACTCCACCTTCTCCGCCTCCGCCGCTGCTTCCCATACGCGCATCTGCCTTCGACATCGCCCCAGTAAGATTGTCCATATCACGCTGAGTGCTTCTTATGGATTTCGATACAGCATCGAGATTGGCCTTCACGTTATCGTAGTTCATTTCAGCCGCCATATAGGCCGCCCGCGATTCGGCATCACCAAGTTCGAGGAATCTCTTTTTTGCTTCCGCAAGTTCCTTTTTAGTCTGTGTAAGGTCAACCTTAAGCTGAATTTTACTTTTGTTTAGATTGTCAAGGTCCTTTTGCATCGCTTTAAGGTCTTTGCGGAATGCAGTCTGTGTTTTCTGCATTTTCATAATGGCCTCAGAGTAGTTATCCTTAGCCGTTATCATTATGCTTACATCTGCTCGTGCCGCCATGGGCTTATTTGCTCCTTTCTAATATCTCATCCACAAATGCCCGCAGCATTATCTTTTCGCCCGTTGGCATATCATAATACTGCCCCGGAAGTATGTTATGCGTATGGAATAGATACAACATAAACTCAAATTCCGGGGTGTTCCTCAGTTTTTTCTTATGTTCTTTATGCTTTCCTCACCAAAGCCGCTAAGGTCCGTTATGGCGTTATACAGGTTCACAACCTCGCCCGGCAAAAACAATGCATTAACGACCTCAACAGGCGTAAGTCTTGCACTTCGGCTTGCAGGTTTAAGCATATCCGCAATGCGTATATCCGCTAATTCCGGGTCAATAGTGGCCTTCAATATCACATGCGCCCTAAAATCATCCTTGGGCAGCTCGTCAAATTCTCTTGCCGTCAATGCACGTATACGAACTACAAACGATTCGCCTGCCATTTCCGTAAGCCGTGACACCTCTACTTCCGCTGTAGGTATTTCAGTCAACTTTTTGCCGCATCCAAGCAGCATATCAATGCTATCCATATTTTTTACCTTTCTGTAATAGTGTCTACCAGCTCATAATCCTCAAACGCAAAAGGCGCCTCAACCTTGCCTATCTCCCCGGCCTTCCAGTCGGCAAGGGTAAGGTCATCGAACGTTACTCCGCTCAATACTATTCGTTCGGCGCCATACGCATCCGGGTCGTCAAGTTTGCTGATTACGGTAAATACCGGGTCTGTGCCGGCTTTTACCTTGCTAAGAGCTTCTGCCATGCGGGACGTTACCTTATACATGCTAAGGCTTCCCGTGCCTTCTATACTCATCAGTTTTCTGCCGCTGGTCAGTTTGCGACATTGCCTTATCTGTTCTCGGTTGAATGATACCTTGGCCTGCAATCCATCCGCCTCGGCTACGTATGCACCGTCAAGCCATACCTCGCCCCAAGTTCCCGATATTATTCTGCTTGCCTTATCCATATTATCCTCCTGTTAAAACTCCATGTTGATCGCCACGTCTTCTATCGCATCCAGCATGCGTATGCTTCCGCGTATGAATACCTGTTCATCAGTATCGGCCGTCTTGATTTCGTCATCCGTCATATCCGCAACATTATCGCCGCGCGCCTTCAGATACGCCCGCTGCGCATCAATATCTATCTCCATAGTCGATTTACCGGATTGCAATATTCCTTCCGCTTCAAGTTCTTTCAGATAAGCAAGATATGCGGATATAAGCACAACCTTATTATCATAATTATTAGCAAGCTTGCCTATATAATTATCTTGCGTAAGCACGCGCAGATCGCGCTTGATTATATCAAGCGTCTCACTTAGCTTTATCTTTTTGAGCAGTTTACTCTTGTTCGTAGTAGTTGTAAGCGAAGTTATACCCCGCCCAAGTTTCACCTTTATGCCGTCATGCACAAGTATCAGCTTACCCGCATTTATAGCCGTATTCGCTTCTTCCTTCGACATGCGTTTAACGTCTGACACTTCAGGCAATATTGTGTTTGTAATGGACTGTTTCAGCGGCGTACCCGCGATTATCCCGGCGATTCGGCTGCAAAACGCCTCAGTATCATAAGTTGTGCTGCCAACCTTTATATCTTCAGCGGCAAAGTTCACTATGCTTTCACTGTCCGCAGCTACATTCGGCAGGACCGCCTTATATATCTTATCGTAGTCTGCACGCTGCGTTGCTATCCACGTCTTTATGGTAGCCGCATCAGCAGTTGACAAGTCCGGGTCACCAACAATCCAGTCAAAATCGTACAGCGCAAGACTTGCAAGCGCCGTTGCCATTGTAGTACTGGACGTTTTAACCAAAGCTATTATCTTTGCAGGGCGATTCACATTGCCGAGTAAGGCGCGCGCTATGTATGCCTTGTTATTTACACCCAAGCTCTCAGGAATATCCGCCTCTGCCGCAATATGATATATGCCGGCCGTGTTGCTTCCGGCATCAGTAAGCACCATCGCCACTATGCCCTGCCCCGCACGACGGCTCACGGCTCGTGCCGCCGAAGTAAACGTTATTGTAATGCTCGGTAATCCACTCATTTTTCTCTATCCTCCAATTTCGTTTTAACAACCCTCATCAGATCATATTCCTTCCCGTTCTCATTTCGTGCTGTAGTATATAGCGCATCCACAGTTATGTATGCATAATCAGCTTGTGTCTCGCCAGTCTGCATGCTCAGCGTGATCGCCCTATCGTCCGTGCGTATGTATCCAGCGGCAAGCACCTGCATCACTTTCCCCATAAGAGTATTAAGGTCTGCCTCTGTACAATAACCATAATCATCCTTTACGGCAAAGCAGTTTATCTTAATTTTGGCCTTATTCTGCATCGTTTTGCACGTTATAGCAGTTCTCGATACCGATTGCAGCGATATATATAGCGATGGACGTTCAAAGTCCTGCGGCATTTCCTCGGTATATACTTCTTTGCAGTCGGTGCATGCAACTTTAAGCACGTCTTTCAACGCGCCGATTATGTCATTTGTTTTTATCATACTTTCTTCCCAACAATCCGCTCGGCAATTTCACTCACAAACGCTTCACCAAGCTTTGCAAGCTTTTCCGGCAAATCACGCTTGGATGCTTGGTAAAAATGCCGTCCGTCAACATACGCTACGTTTATTTTTCTTTTTCTGTTAGTAGTTGATGGGCGTATACGGTGGCCGCTGTTCACATAGTTCGTGATGGCTCCCGGACTGTTTTTGCCTACAAGGCCTTTCTCAGCGCGCACAGCCGCATATCCGCCACCGCTACCGACATATTTGCTCTGCCATCGCTGCAAATTGCCCGTATGCCGCTGTGTGCTTCGGGATACCTCTTGCATTACAGCATTATATGCGACATCACCCATTTGCTCGTGTAGCTTTCGCCGCATGTTTGGTGCATCTTTTAGCAATTTGTCTATTCTTTTGCCAATTCTCGCGAGTTCTCCTTCGTCTATGCTCTGCATTATGCGTCCCCCGTCCAGTAAACTTCGTATGCATTATGTGTTTTCTCCATCATATGACATTCCTGCACACTGAAACGTTTGTCCATAGCCGCTACTATATCGCCCGTTCTAAGCACTACTGTCTTCGGTGTTATAAGCAGCAGCCCTACATTCTGTCCGGCATACGGCGTATTATGTTCAAATCGCACATATTTTTCGGCAAATATCCCGTAAAAAGTGCCTGTATCCACGCCTTGACGGCGCAATATGCATTCCACCGGTGCAAGTTTAGCTACGGATAGCATAATGCAATTCGACCGTGGGCTTGTTTCAAACGTGGTTATCATGCAATGTTCGCCCTCAATTTCCAACGCTGACTCAAGCCTCACAAGTCCGTTTTTGCGTATAGTAACTTTATACCCGTCCGAACTTGCGGCAAAGGCCGAATATACTATTTTTGCCGTGTATTCAACCTTTGCCCACAACCGTCCAGTCTCTCGCCATGCACCGTTTTCGTACCTTAATACGGATACAAGCCTATCCATCTTGCCCGGGTCAATAATCATATCAGGTTCCTCGCATGCATATCCAATATGCTGCATACAACGCGGTTTGCTGCCGTACCTTCAGCAACGTAAGCGCGGTTGTCATATGCATCTTGGCAGAGCACCATAAACGCAAGATATATGTCTTCGTAATCGTCCAGTGTTTCGCCTTCGCCTGATTGCGGTATACCCGTATAGCTTGATATATACGCCTTGGCGGCTGCCATGGATGCATGCAAATGGTCATAGTCACATGGCGCACCTTCAAGACGCAAATAACTAACTACATCATCCGCAGTTATTTCACTCAGCTTCATGGCCGATTAAGCAGACTTCATTACCAGCGTCGCAAGCCGCCTGTTATCCGATACCTTAGCATCGAACTCGAACCAGCCCACCACGCCGATAGCATGCTGGGTAGCATACTTCTCACGCAGCACCTCAATGGAAATATCTTCACGTATATTTACGCTCAGGCCGCTGTAATCACCGTAAAGTATAGCTTTGCTACTCGCCGCCATGGCAGGCATATTGTCAGAAAGGTATACGGGCTTGCCAAGCAGACGATACGGGAACTCACCCGAAAAATCATCCTGAAGCAAATAGCGGTTCTGACTGTCCTTCAGTTTCTTTATCGCCGTAAAAGTATCGGGATGCATAGTCCAGCACGCATTGCGCTGATACCGCTGTTTCACCTTAGCCTGCAGAGTTATAAGCTCATCCGCAGTCACAGCAGTAGCCGCTGCAGCGGTCATGCTGGTGGTAGTAGAAAGCGCACCAGTTGCCGCAGAAGAACCGGAACCCTTGAGACATTCGCCCTCAATGAAATAAGCCATCTGTTCTGCAATTTCATCGACTATGAAATCAGTCACGTTAAAATCGGCGTTGTTGCTCACGCTGCGGCCTATCAGCACCAATGCACCGGCAAGATAACCGTCAAGATCAACGCTGTCAAACTTGCCTGCATCGGCAGTCAACTCGGTAAACTCGCTCTGATAGCCAACGCTTATATTATGCGTAGTTTTCGCCTTACCCCAGACGGGTATTTTCAGTTTGCCCTTGGTTCGATATATCTTTGCTCCTTCAAGTATGGGACAGCGGTCTTTAACCTCCTTGATTATTTCTTGTGCAATGGTTGTAGGGATTATTGCACCATTATTGCCCATTGACACATTCTGCTCTCCTGCGCGCATTTCGGTAACACGGCCCAAAACATAGTCAGAGAACATCTGTGAATCCCTTGCCGCTCGTTCTTCCATCTCAGTATTGCCGCCGCGGTTGATCACATCCCTGCGCGTACGTTCTTCACGGCTAATAGTTTCATCAATAGCCCTTATAGCAGCTTCCGCAGCGTCAAACCTCGCTATCTCGTCATCTGTCAGCGCCCTGTTCTCGCCGTCGGCAGAGTTTATCAGTTCGTCCATTACACGCTGCTGTTCTGCCCTCTGTTCGTTCAGTTTCTTTAGTTTGCTCATTTCTTACCTCCGTTTTGTTTTTTAGTTGCTTCTACTCGTGCCCTGTAAGCCGAGTTATCAAAAAACGGAGGCTTTTCCTCCGTTATTTGCGTCTTTTGTTCTGTTGTTCGTGTTTCCAGTTCTATTTCGCCTTCCGCCCTTACCTCTACACTCGTGGCGGAATAGCACGGCGTTTTGTTTATTACCAGCGTTATATGGTCAAGGTCCAAATTCTTAACGTGCCTCAATGGCAGCTGCCCCGCTCTTTCCTCCATATCATCAACAACATTGAACATACCAAACGACCAGCCGCGTATGTCACCATTTCGCCCATGCTCAACTACTTCGGGGTCAGTTATAAGCGCATCAGCATATAATCCTATGTAATCCTCATATAGTTTGAGTGTATGTGCCTCCACACTGGCATACACGTGTGTTTCGTGGTCAACTGTAACAGTTATATTCTTTGCCCGCTCTATCGCGCGTTCAAATGCTCCCGGCTCTATCGTTTCAACAACCTTGCCACGCGGCGTAATAACCGGCTGACTCGTTTTGCCTGTAGCATTCACATATCCGCTTATGTGCGCACCATCCGCCCTTATTTCTACTCTCACGTTTACCTCCTTTTATTCCGCCTCGGCATTGCGCATTGACATTGCCTCGGTGTTCATAACACCCGTCTTATTTGTATTAGGCGTATATATTACCTTTGTTTTCGGGTCGTAAAGTACATCTTGCAATCCAAGCTTTATCCAGTTAAGTCCAAGCGGCGCAAGGTCTTCCGCGAAGCGCACCTCATCTACTTGCATAAAATTCGCGTCAAGCGCAAGTTTATATGCTTCATATCGCTCTTTTATATCGCCCTTCAGCAGTTCTTTAGTGTCAAATGCCCAATAATGGCTCCCTTTCTCCTTCTCAAGCAGCAAACTCGCATTTAGCGCACATTGTATCGTAGTCATAAGCGGTATCGCTGCGAGTTTAGCAAGTGCCGCCATGTCCTTCGTCTTACCCTCCATGGTATCCACGGGAACGTGGAACAACTTCGCAAACTCATTCGCATTAGTCTTTTTATTCTCATTGAGCTGCATCTCTACCGATGTACTTGAGGTTTCCTGAAAGTCAAGGCCGTCGCTAAGCACGACAACGTTGTCGCTGTCATTAGAATACATTTGTGCAAAGCCTTCTTTCAGCCTATCTATGGCTCCTTGGTCCAGTTTTTTCTTAGACTTTATAAAGCCCTTTTTATTGCCGCCTTTTTTCGCAAAATAGCTTTCAAGGCGCAGAGTTTGCATCGCTGTTTCGATTATTTTTGAGTTGTCGGCCGTTATCGGCGTACCTTCTGCGCCATCACAAGTGTTGCGCAGTATTCGGATAAAATTATGCGGTGCATAACGCACGCCGTCTACGCACACATCATAATCCTTGAATATGTGGTCCGTACTGCGCAGAATGGTTATGTGCCTCGAATCTACATAGTGCAGCGACACTATACGACCGCGACTGCGATTTATATATGCATAACCGCCGCGGCCAAGATAATAATCGTGTATCATTGCGCGCCAGAACTCATTTGAGTTTAGCGTGTCCCCTGTCTCATCGTTCAGCAGCCTAAGCCTTAGGTCATTTTTTACTTCATCGGTTTTCCCATCCTTCTCAACGTAAAGCTTAATTGGGGTACTGGCAATTATTCCTGCAATAAGTTCTATACCGCTGGATATTGCCGGTATTTGCAGCGCTGTTTCTCGCGTCACTTTCTCGCTGCTTAGCAGCGCTTTAAGCAGTTCGTCATCAAAACTCACCTGCCTCTCCGCGCGCTTTTCACCTCGAAATATATCAAATATTCCCATGCAATCCTCCTAAGTTTGAATAACAAAATCCATGCCATATAGGTCTTCTTGCTCTTGCAAATATACGCCATTAATAATTGCAACTACCATATCCACCTTGCCCGCTGACCGTTTTTTGTTAACGTACTTATTGCGGTTTGTGTCCTCCGTACAGCGCGCATTTTCAAAGTTTATTTCCAGCATTCTATTCTCGCTATATGCAAATTTTCTGCTGAGTATCTTTTCTTGCAGGAGTTTGGTGGGGCTATGCAGCACGCTTGAATGCTGCCGCACTTCCACGCATTCAATCCCAGCCGCTTCAAGTTTCTGGACAGTAGATATAGCGTTATAGCGGTCATATCCAACTTGCACGATAACAACCCCAAGCTTGTCCTGTAACTCCAAAATAAACTGTTCAACGAAATCATAGCCTATGACTTCATCCCCGCAGGCAAAGCATACGCCCTGAGCTATCAACCGTTTATAGTCAACGCCTTCCTTCTTGCTTTTATACGCCACCTTATCGGCCGGCACGAAGCCCCATACCTTGGCGTGTATTACACCATCTTCTTCGGTAACCATGGCAACTGCTGTATTATCATCCGTCTGCGATAAGTCCATACCAAGATATACACGCCGTCCACGCCACCAGTTGGGGTTATCCTCTATGCGACATGCCTTTACCTTGTTTATATCCACATACCCCTCGACGCCAAGGCCCTTATACTTGATGTTGCAATGCTTACACAGGAAGTTCTCACGCTTGTTTTCGTATAATACGGCCATAGCGCGCATGTCCCGTATAGCATTAAATACATCCTTGTTGTTCACTGCTACAGGATTAGCCTGATATATTACAAGGTCATTATTCTCCCATTGGTCATTTGTAAGCAGTTCATCATCCGGTTCATACAGCAACGCAAAGCGCCTTGCATTATCAAGTAACCCATCCAGCGTTTTCTTAGCAATGTCTATTTCATCTATCATAGCATTGCCATCATTGGGATACTGGGTGGATATGATTATGCCAAGCTTTGATTTCAAAGTTATCTGCGATGATCGCATGGCTTCAATGGGATATGCATCCATTGCCCCCGCCTCATCAGCAAGGAAAGCGTTGGCAAGTTTGCCATCCATTCTATCCTGACTATATGCAAGCGGCGTATATTCGCTATCTGTCAACTTACAGCGTATCTCGCTGCGCAGCACACGGAATACTCCATCATCAGCCAGAAGCGGCGAACTCTTTATTATCTTGCGTATCGCAAGTTTCAGTTCGCTTGAAAGTTTCAAGTCCGGCGCAACTGAAAAGAACCGCGAAAACTGCGGTTCTGTTAGCATAAGCAATATAAAGATTATTGCCGCGTTGAACGTTTTGAAGTTCTTGCGGGCTATTTCAAGTACGGCCGTATTATAGTAGCGGCGATTCTCATTGTCCTTAACGCAGAATACTGCGGTTATCAGCAACCACGCATAATCCTCAAGGCTATCGTATAGACTTTTGCCAATATCTGGATGCACCATTATACGCAAAAGATTACATATACGCGCATATGCTCTCTCGTCTATATGCGCTTCCATGTCCTTGCCCGCCACTATGTCGAGGAACTGTTTGGCCTGCTTTTTAACATAGCGCGGCACTTTGTGGTTACTTCTTGCAGTGCACCATCGCGCATACGCTACCGCAGGGCCGGATTCAACCATTACACATCACCTTTGAGCAATTCGGCAAGTGGGTTTGCTTTGGTTGGTTGCTTCGGTATACTGCGTTGTGCTGCGGATATAGTCATCGCACATTCGCGCTCTATGTCCATCATCATTTTGCGCTTCGCTTGTATTTGCTTATCGAGAGCAAGTATATTTGCCTGCATGCTTGCCATTAGTCGATAGTACGAGGACGGTTTAAGCCCACCGTCCTCGTCCGATAACATGCCGCTTCTATATTCCTTTTCAAGCTGTTCGCGCGATGCTCTAAACTCCGCCTTTATGTTCTCCATGTCCGCACTCTCGGCTTGCAGCTTGCAGTAATCGTTTATTATACGCTCGTATAGTGCATCGTTCTTCTTTATTTTTGCAAGCAGTCCTGATACTCTCAAATACTCCTTATGTGCTACCGGGTCAGCTTTTACCTCCGCCCGCTCTTTCAGTCGCTTTCCGCTTGCAAGTTCTTTTTCAGCCGTTTCTCGCTGTTTCAATTCCGCCTTTGTACGATGCGATTGCTTTTCGGCGGCTAAAACAGCCACGCTTTTACTCGGTCTGGCCATATCAACCTCCGTTTCTCCGATTTTTCGGTTTTGGGAATTTTTTATATTCAGCTGGGGCCGTGTGGTTTTCGCATTCTCAACTCAGCAGGCCGTCATCTATCGGGGGGAGTATCCCGAAGGCGCGCCAGGCGCATAAGATAATCAGGTGATATACATCCCCTATCCGCCTGCTTGTGATGCTGCACACACAGGCATATAAGATTGCTATCTTCAAGCAACAGTTCTGGTCGGTCCGCGATCTTAACTATGTGGTGCACCTCCAAACCGTCATAGGTTAGAATCCGATTGTCAAGGCACACGGCGCACAGATAGTTGCTTCGCTCTTTTATCTCTTTAGCTTTCTGATGCCATGCAGACGTATAGCGTCCTTTTTCTGCTTCTCTGCGCACATACTCCCGCCGCGGCTTATCGCTGCAATGATATGCGCTGCTATGTACACGCCCGCAATGCGGGCACGTAACCAGTCTCGGCATTTTCCTTCCTTCTTTCCCACATTAAGATTATAACATATAAAATTCGCCAAATCTGTCCAAAAGTGTCCAACTTTTAATTTTGCCCAATATTTTTTATAAGTGCATCTATAGCAAGGGCATGAAGGCGGCGCGCCGTTGTCGCAGAAACGTTACACCGTTCTGCTATATCGGCCCACGATTGATGCGAATCAACGGAGTCTCCGCCGCGGCTATACATTTTCCCGCTGCATTCATGCACTTCATAGCGCGCATAGATTATACGCTGCTGTATGTGTGGCAGCTGAAGTATCGCACCGTCAAGCTGCACATACTCGCGCAGCATCATATCTATGCTTTCGCACAACTCATCTATGGCTTTGTCATAAGCCGCACGAAGCTTCTCGCGTTGTGCTGCCGCGTTTGCCGTTGGGTCGCCCGGCGTTGTGCCGTGCGGTTGGCCGTCCGGCAGCGGCGTATATGCGTCGCATAATGCATCGCGGCGCTCTTTAAGGGCTTCTATCTTTTCCTGTTGTTTTGTCCTCATCCATATAACCGTGCCCCAGCGGCTCAGTCTTTTCTGCATTTCTCTACGCTGTTCTTTCGTTATCTCCATCATATTTGCCCTCCTTTCACTTTTCTAAATGTGCCGCCGCGGCATAGCCTTATTTCAATCTTCAGTTTCCTGCTCAAGCTCTATTGAGCACTGGCCACTCTCGCTGCCGTCATCGGCAATCGATACCGTGTATTGCACATATGCAGCTATTCTTTTAAGTTCCTCCGCCATAGCTTTATCCTTTGCCTTGTATATGCTTATGATTGCAAGGTCTATAAAACCTGTCTTAGCTGCAACCACAGGCGTAGAGTTCGCATTGCGCAGATATAGTTCCATTGTAGGGTTATCTGCAAGCGGCGCCAGATATTTAGCATCTATAAACACAATTCTGCGCGTATGTGTGTATAGCGGTATAAGTTCTTTACCGCCGTATGTTATATGTACCCTGCTCTCATATAGTGGCATATCGTTGCTCGTGAGCAGCATATCATATACGTTTGACCGTTTCACATGCCAAGTATTGCGTTGTTCCTGCGGCACATCAAATATCGCCAGCAGGCTTTCTTCCTCCACTGTCGGCAAGCCATCGCATATGTATGCAGCATTGCCATCTCCAATGAATTGTACAATACTACCGTCTGCGCTTGCGCTGTCCATTATTACTGCGTGTCTCACTTTTTTGCATAGGGCTGCAATGCTTTTAATTTTCATGCTGTATATCTCCTTCTTGTTTTTATCAATCCGTTTCGCCGTGCTGCTTCATACACAATTTCTCAGCCTTGTATATCGGCAGGATATTGCCGCATATGCGCATACGTATATATGGCTTGTCTTGATACCATGGGCTATCAGGCCGAAAATGCCGATATGCCTTACACAATTCAGCCATACTGCTCGCTGTAAAGAGCACTATGCTTTCACCGTTTATGCACTGGGTTATTTCATATTTTCTCTCCACGTTTACCTCCGCCGCGGCGCGGTGTTCTTTTTTCGCATGCGGGCATAAATATATGCTCCATCCACATAATCGGAAAACCGCACCTCCATCGATACAAATGTGTAATCTTTATGCTGCCGCTCGAATATGGTTCTTGCGGCTTCGTAGTCCATCGCCAGCGTATATGCCCGAGCCTTTGACATATGTCTTTTAGGATATATACTCGGCGGCATCACAAGGTTTCTGCTCCCCGTCCAGCGTTTAGCCCCATGCAAATGATTGGCCAGATACTTCGCAAGCCCCATGACACCGTTTGCATCCGGCTGTAATGGATCTAAGTGGATACGGCCATTGCTGCGGCGCATCCACAATGCGCGTATAGCGTTTTCATCCACACCACCAGTTATAACAATGTGGTGGTGCAAGCGCTTTGTCGGCGCTCCTGTTTTAGTTGTCCACGGCGTAACTGCAATCCATTTCAGCGTAACACCGTTTTTCTTATACAGCCGTCTCAGGCCGCGTATAAATGCTTCCCTGTCCTTAGCTGCCTGTTCTGGCGTTGGCGATACCTCATAGTCGAGACCTATCACATAGCTTTCGTATTCCGGAAAATTGTGTTGGATAAGCCTGTTAAGCTTCATAGCGGCGTTTCGCTGATTTACTCGGGCCTGTGCCGCTGATGTTTTCTTAGCTTTCTTTGCCCGCTGCACCTCCTTCTTATGCTTCAATACCGGGTAAGCCTCTATTTCCAGCATTGGACCGGGCTTCGTTATCTTCACGCGGTAGTTTTCTATCGCCTTAGACCTTACCGTTTCCGCAAGCTCTATGCCTGTTTCTTCCTCTGGATTGTCAATGTCATATAAGCTCGTTATATCATCGTCATACAGCATATCGTTCCTCCCGTTAGTGCAGCGATATGAGCTGCTTTCTTTGCTATTGGGTGGTCAAGCCCCGCCCCGTATAGGGGCAGGGCTGCGCCATAGCATATTGGCGCTTGCTTATGTCAACGGGCTTTCGCGGCATAAAGGCCCGAACAAACTTCAGCTTGTCCATTTCTACGTTCCACGGAACAGCATTGCTATTCTTCTCGCATATCGCATGGCATTTATTCCACGTTCCCATTGACAACGCTTCACGCCGCCATAACCATACATTGTGTGTATTGCATTTTCCGCTTGTTGTCGCTGTGTTAATACGCAATACAAGCCCGAAAAGCTTTTCCACAAGCTTGTTTTTCATTTCCGATAATGCTATAATAGATATGGATAGGCGGCGCACTTTTGTGCGTCACGGCCGGTATGGAATCCCCTTCCATGCCGGCCATTTTCATATAGTATATTTGCCATTCTATCTATTACGGAATAAACCTAATCGGATTACCTTTGCGTGTCATAGGGACCTTGGGCGCAGGCTTTATGCGCCGCGATGCCATTGCAACATACTCCGCCGCGGCACGCACTATTACACGGCTCCGCCCGTCTTCCGATGTAGTTGTAACCAAATCGCCATTAGCTATCAAGCGGTTTACTTGACTTATGCTTACGCCCAGCATTTTGGCGGCAGTCTTTTTATTCACCGTTTCGCCCCATGTGCGCACCCATTGTTCCGCCACAGGCAGCGGCTCATATAGAGCCAACTTGTTGGCAGCAGCCTGAAGATGCTGCACGGTATGCACCACGCTTTCATAAGCGGCTTTATATTCTGCCGCAATCGCTTCAAGCGTTTCTTGGCTATATGCTGCAACAACTTCCATGCTCATTTTTCTTCCCTCTTAACAGACTTCTGCCGTTCTCGTCTGCGCTCACGGATAACAAATCCCTCAACAATGGCAATGGCTATCATCAGGCCGAATACCACGCCCGGTATAAAGAAGCTGAATACTCCGCCCCATATGTTTGTTATGTACATTTTTGTCTCCCTTCGTAGAGTTTTTAGCCTTTTCAGTCCTCATGCTGCTTTTTGTCGCAGGATAGCTTAGATGCCAGTATTGCTTCGCCCAGATAAACCCTATCGAACAACTCTACCGAAATAAGTCTGCCCGTAACAGGGTTATATATCTCTATTCCTATAACGTTAATAAGGAAATCTGAAAGTTCGCAGAAGCAAGCATATAAGTGCTGCACCAGCTTGTTTCGCAATTCCGGACGCACCGATTCATTTCTGGCCATTTCCTCACAAGCAACAGCATATATCTCCATCCTCTCAACCATTTTTGCCACAATGTCGCTACGGCTCATCTCAAAGTTATCCCTTGCCCTAAGCGCTCCAATGCTAAATTCCTTTGACATGTTTGTTCCTCCTTATTTATTCATTGATGTTCAGTATCGCAAGGCGGTCGTGCTCTGCGTACCACTTTTTGGTTTCATCACTTATGCTTGTAGTCGGGCGAAATGCGTTTTTACCTGTCTTCTTAAAGTACCATTCTTTGCAGCGCGCACACGCCTCCTTTGCTGACGCGGCCTCAATAACTACATCGGCCAGATATTTCTTTCGGTCCTCCTTGATAAAGAAATACACTATATACGGCTTCATACTTGTTCGTTCATCCTCTCGGTGGCTCAGGCAGCGGCATCCAGTGGGTAACCTCTGCTATACCACGATGCACAAAGCGACTTTCTTCAGGCAAATAGTACCCCTTATCCACATTGCGCTGCCCATTTTTCGACTTAGTAGATACAAGCACCTCCTGCCCCTCTTCCGGCAGCCTGTCTTTTGTGCTTATCCAATCACTCATCCGTCCTGTTCCTCCTTGTCACGCAGCCATTCCGCAACATCGTCATAGCTTACGTCTAACATGATTGCGAGAGCCTCTTGCATCGCGCACGACCGGACAGCGGCTTTTTTCTGCTCAGCAGCCGTTGCCGTGTCTTTCGCGTACTCAAACTCCCGGATAGCTTCTTCGGCAGCATCCGCCAGCTTAGACAATCTTGGATTCGGCCTAAAGTGATTGCACACTGTTTGGCAAGCATTTCCATATCCCGTTACGGGGCAATCTACAAGGCCCAGCCCGCTGTTAGCTTGCGGTATTGCGTATTTGCACCACCGGCAAAGATTCTTCTCATTCATTAAATTTGCTCCTCTCTTTCATATCGTAGTTCATCCACAGCGAACACCTATAGTAAACTAATAAACTCCACAGGTATCTTGTAAAGTTCGCAAAGTTTCATAAGGTTTGTTGCCTTAATGCTCACTTTGCCTTTTTCCCAGCTTGATAGAGTTTCAGGACAAATTTTCAATGCTTTTGCGGCCTCACGCTGACTAAAGCCCGCATTTACTCTTGCTGCTTCCAGCGTTATCTTATATGACAACCTTGTCGCCTCCTTCCTCGTGAGTTCATTCTCAGCAAACTCATAATATCATGGTCGGCTAAATATTGCAAGAGCTTTTTTCGTTGTAGATGAACTTTTATCCATTTCAACTTGAAACATGTTCAATTTTAGCTTATAATGATGGCGAACGGAGGATGATGTATGAACGAACGTGAAATATGCATAATATTCGCTAAGAACCTATCGCGTATTATATCAGAGAAGAACATAACCCAAACCGATATTGCCAAGGCGTTAGGTATTGCCAAAAGTACAGTCTCGGAGTGGTGTTCTGGAAAGAATGTCCCTCGCACCAAAGCATTAAATAAGCTTTGCGCATATCTGCGTGTTGACCTTTCCGACCTGCTTACCGAGAAGGTGAGTGATGTCCCCATACAAACACCAACACAAGCCGAACTTCATGCTCTCGTGGATACGCTCACGCCTGAGCAGCAGGAGGCACTTCTGGTTGTCGCGCGGCAATTTGATACAACGCGTAAGCCTCAATAACGCGCAATGCTTCTGGGTTACTGGTAAGTCTATCAATAATCTCATGTAATTCTTGTGCGGCAGTCATCATCGTCTCTCCTTAACACTTACCGAACTTTCGTTCGGTGTTTGCATTGTAGCAGGGGCGTGAGCAACTGTCAACTACCAAAATTGGTAAAAGTTGAGTTCAGTACATATTCGTGTACCGATTTTCGCAAAATTGCACAATCGGCATTTTTATTTTCTTAATTTTAATGGAGGGTCACATGAAAAGAGTCTTTATCCTATTTATCGCGGTAGTGCTGCTTGCTTCCGGCTGCACGTCCGGTCGCGATTCAATGCCAACCTTATCAAAAGATACAACTTATTATATGGGCACTTTCAGTCTTTCTATTCCAGCAGGCTGGCTGTACAATGAATCCAGCGACAGTGATACCATTTTCTTTTATCCATCACAATGCAGCGGTATGATTTCACTCGCAAATGCCAACAAATTAGATTTAATGGATACGCATAAAGTAGCTCTCTTTTTGTCTGGCTATGATAGCACAAATGAGGACGTTGAGGAAATAGACCTGCGCGGTTTTAATAACGATTATAAATGTTACGGAGTAAGTTATGAATTTTATTGCACTCGCTGGGAAGAACGTTGGTATAACCATCTGTATTTAGTTGACGCCGATACCGAAACCGCCGCGGTGCTGATTTCGTATCCAGCAACCTTATCAGAAAATAACATTGCTCTCTTTAACGCAGTCATAGAGTCTAATATGTTATCGATTGATTCCTCCAGCGACCTCGATAATACATTTATTGAGGAGTCGGCTTCACAGAAAACAGGGCCTATTTATGATAAGACTACAGGAGATTACATTTATTCCAAAATCACAAAAGATTATAAAGAAACTTCGTGGATTAGGCGCGTTATAGGTACTGAAGTTTATGATATGCAGGATAAAAAATATGTAACTGTATACGCTAAACCAGTAGTTGCTGAAGATAATCTCGACACCGTTGACGCAATTATAAATATGATAGCAGATAAGAAGTATGTTGATAAAGCATCAATAGACCTTCTTGAAACACTCGGTGTCCCTGCATATATTTATCTTTGCATAGCAGGCGGCAGAACGCTTAGTGATATGGAGCTTCTTTTAGATAACAATGGCGTACCCGGCGACAAATGCGCTCAAGCCCTTCGAGACTATATAAGTTATAGTGAAGAAGGTGACTTGGAATATATCGCCGATACTATACATGAAAACTACCTACCCAGTTGTGACTGCGTTATTTTCAAATATGATGAGGAAATAGTATATACGGTTGACTTTAAGTAGGGCCAGCAAATAGTATGGTGCGAAAAAAACATATACTTATCTCTACGTGGTCATTGTTCGTGTTTTTGCCAAGCTTCACAAATCAAGTTTTTGATTTCTTAATTTTAATGGATGGTCACATGAAAAGAGTCTTTATCCTATTTATCACGGTAGTGCTGCTTGCTTCCGGCTGCACATCAAAAGTAGTCGCTACACCCACGCCATCTCCGGTGGGGAGCACCGTATATAAAATTGGAACATTCAGTCTGACAGTTCCTTCAGATTGGCGTGTTGAATCGCCTTCGGATAGCACTTCTACTTTCTTCTATCCCACAGAGTGCACCGGCATGATATCTCTCGCCGGTGTAGAATGGTTCGATATGTCCGACACCGAAAGCACGTCCCTGTTCCTTTATGGATATGCCAGCAGCTACCCAGACTTCGAAGAAATTGATCTAAGCGCATTTATATCAGGTAAATGCTATGGCTTAAGCTATCAGTATCACAGCACATTCGGCGATACGCGCTGGTATAATCATCTGTTTTTAGCCGATGCAGGAGCCCAGCTCGCTGCTGTACAGATTGCTTATCCCGTTGATATACCCGATGAGCAAATAGCTATATATGACTCCTTTGCCAAGGCCAACATGCTTTTTGACAATCCTGACCTTCATCCGCAAGAAACAGGGCCTATTTATGACGAAGCCATGAGCGAGTATATTTACGCCAAGCTTGCGCAGGATTTCAGCACAACAACATGGTATAGGCGCATCATAGGTATTAGTGTCTATGATGCTCAGGATAAAGAATACGTTGAAGTACAGGCCAAGCCACTGGTTGCCAATGACAACACAGATACGGTAGAATCAATTATATCTATGATTTCCAAAGAGAAACACGCCGATAAAGCAGCCATAGATGTTTTGGAGACTCTCGATATACCCGCATATTTCTTCCTGTGCGAAGCTGCCGGCGTAACACGTAGTGAGCTGGATGAGATGTTTGACAATAATTCCGTCCCCGGCGATGAGTGCGCCGAGGCTCTCAGCGACTACATAGAGCACGATGAAGAGGGTGGACTTGAACGAATAGCCTATACTATTCACGCAAACTATTTTACGAGCTGTGCTTATGTTGTTTTCAAATATGATGACGAGATAGTATATACAGTTGACTTTAAGTAAGGTGGGCTAAAGTATGGCACGTAAGAAAGCACGTATACGCCGCAAGGTTGTCGTTGGTCACGATGCTGACGGAAAAGCCGTGGTAAAATGGGTAGGCGGATATACCGTAAAAGAAGTTGAAGCAAAAAAACAAGAACTTATACGCACATATATACTCGGTGCAGGTGAAGCACAACGCAATGTGCTTGTGTCTGTGTACATGCAGGAATGGTATGATGCTTATAAGAAAGGCGAAATAAGTGCATCCACAAAGCGTAGCTATGCAAATGCTATCAACAATCATATCGCCCCGTACATAGGTGATAAGCAAATGCGAGCTGTCACCGATATAGACTTGCAGAAGGTGGTAAACAGACTGGCAAAAAAGAGCAACACGTTGATAGGCGATACATATAATATACTGAAGAACGTATTTGCCCATGCATATGCTCACGGCAGCATAGACCGCAATCCGGCAATATCGCTTGTGCGCCCAAAGGCCACGAAGAATGAACGCCGTGCGTTGACACCCGAAGAAACCGCCGCGGCATTGAGTGTTATAGAAACACATGAACATGGCCTGCTCCTTGCGCTTTTATATTATGCCGGCCTTCGCCGTGGCGAGGCCTTGGGCCTTCGCTGGGAAGATGTAAATTTCAGCAGCCGCACACTGCATGTCCGCCGCGATATAGATTACGTCACCAATAATCCCGGTGAGCTAAAAAGCAAAGCGGCAAACCGCCGTATCCCCATACCGGATAATCTTTATAATATGTTATACCCGCGCCGCGGTCTGCCGTCCGTTTATGTAATACAGTCGCCACAAGGTGGTTCATACCTACCACAAAGCACATACAAACGCTGGTGGGACCAGCTCATGGTTGCGATGTACGAAGCAGACCCCTCGATAGAAAGTAAGCTACTGCGAACGGTAAAGACAAAACAGGGCGGCACGCGGGACGTGTTCTCATCCGTCCTGACGCCGCACTTCTTTCGCCACAACTATGCATCAGTGTTATACGATGCCGGGGTAGATGTTTTGGCCGCGCAGAAGATTCTCGGGCATAGCGACCCGTCCACGACGCTAAGCATATATACCCATCTGTCCGAGGCCAAGGCCGACGCAAATGCAAAAAAGGTGCTTGCTGCGTTTAGTAAGGCATAA